GATGTTGAAGGATTACCAGTCCAGTAATTTTGTGGTGGTGTAAGTGGTGCTTTTCTATTTGGAAATGGTTCATTTGAATAGGTTGGACCTGACTTATATTCCATATCTCGCTCATATGTGATACCCAATCTAATATCAAACCAAGGTGATTGTGGAACTGAGTATGGCATAGTATAGTAACCAGAACCACAGTGCATATGATCCATTACAGTTCCGTTTAATGCCAGTATCATCGGATAAAGATAAAATAAACGATATCTTCTATCTCTATTCCATGGAACTCCATGACCAAGATTGTCGAATGTTGTACCTGGAACATATTTCCATCTCAAAGGATTTGGGGCAAAGACATAGGAATAACTTGGATCTCTTGTTATAAACATATTATTCCAGAAAGGCATTCCGTCTAATTGAAGCCAACCACCTTGCTGGTCATTTACTGGACTTTCATTGAATATTATTTCACCCAAATCACTTGTTCCACAGACACCCATTCCCCATATACTTCTAGAATATGTTAGCCCGTGTTTTCTCTGCCCTAAAAGCATATTGGATGTTCCAGTAAACAAATCCATTGCAATATCGTCATCTAAGCAAAAATGTCTTGGTGCTGGATCGCCAAGATAGCGACTCTGTTCTCTATTGGTATTATCTGAATAGTATGCATCATGTTTAAAATTATACTGACCAAATGTCTCAAGACCTATGAACATTCCTTTATTTGGATCTGGTCCATTAGTTCCATCTGGAAGATATGCTCGCTTTTCCTTGAACCAAGACACTGGAATATTTTCAACAAAACTTACACCATCTGGATATATGTTTGACCATGTTGTTAGCCCAGGTCCACCATACATGTGATATGTTCTCTCCATTGGAGCAGTAGCATCTATAAAGATATGTGGATATCCGTCATGTGGAGATTTAAATTTTCTCTTCCACTGATCAACAGAAGCTTCTAATCTCCATTTAAAATATTCTACATTTTCTGGTTTTCTTGGATCTTTGATTAACATCCAGGGTATTGTTATTTCTTGATTTGGTCCATATGGTAGATTTCCCATATAACCTATAAATTCAATTTTATCTCCCCAATCATCACTTAATTTGTCAAGATCGCTTATCATCTTAGAACCATGGGAAAAACATAATCCCTGTTCTGCTCCTATAAAACTATTCCAATAATTTGCTGGTGTTCCAGTGACAAAATCTGAATTTATTACTGGTGGATTTATTGATTGTGTCAATCCATTAGAGTGTATTAAAGTTCTGTTGTTAAAATTATAAGTTATTCCGTATCCAAACCAACCAGTTGGATTTAACCACGTAATTCCAGTTGGAAATTGAACCCATGGAGTTCCAACATTTACATCCTGTGTAAATCCACCAAGTCTATCATAACTCAAAGCAATTTGAACTGATCCCCTATCGAATGTTCTACCTCTCCACAATGTATTTAAATAGATATCACCTAGATCATTTGTTCTTCCAGAAATTGTATCTGGAGATATCAACATATCTCTAAGAGTTGCATTTTCCTGTATTTTTAAATATTGATCAAATGACCAATGATCTCCAGCATATCTGTCAGTCATCCATGGGGTAGAACGCCATCCACCATCTCCACTCTTGGATGTTGGCATTACAGTATTAAAAAATCCATATGGAACATGCAAAAACATTCTATGGATTTTATTTTTGTAATTTAAATCTGGATTTTTAGATAGAGCACTTTTTCTGAGATTTGTTCCATCAGTAAAATACGTAGGATCATCGTGTGGATAATTTCTAAAATCTTTTCCAGTACAGAAAAATGTATTTGAAGGACCGCCTTTATCGTAAAATATATCCTGAGCGATACCATTCGAATTGTAATCTATAAATTTTAAATTTGCAGTTACAGGTGATCTTGCACGTTCAAACACAGCATAAGCTCCCCGAACTGCGTTGGCGTATAATCTGGGATGTGTCAATGGATCAAACCATCCAGCAGAAGCACCAGGTGTGCTTGAATACGCAACATATTGATATGCATCTCTGGTAACTCCACCAATTAAAAATGGATTTTGTGGTGGAGATACTCCCAATAATTGCATTGTAACATTTTTTCCAGCAACATCATAAAAATCAGAAGAAGCTGACCAACCTGGTTCGTATTTATTCATTAAATATTTAAATACAATATCAAATTGATCATCAAATGGAATGCTCTGATTTGGTGGTTGTGGAACTCTCAGATATCTTGTTGAATCCATAGTAAAGGATAACTGATCATAAACATCATAGTTTAAAATTGAAAATTGTATCAGTATTTCAAGAGTTCTGCCTTCAAAAGTACTTGTAATATTTTTTAATTTTATTCTTGGCTCATATCTCTCCAAAGCGGTGGCAATTGTATTCTCAACATAAAATGAGAAATCCGCTGGATTCTCGAAAAGACCACTCAGCACATTTGTACCAAACTCTGGATCAAATGGTCTTTCATGGAATAATGTAAGAATAATATTCTTTATGGAGTCCTTGATCGCAAGTGAATCTTTTCTGATGTTTAAGTCTCCAGTAAATGTATTTCTACTGAAGAACATTGGCAGATCCGTAAATACATTCTTTAATATCTTCATAATTTTCTTGAACAATCCTTTCAGGAATTCTAGCATTATAAAGTATTTATCAATAGAAACAGCCCCCTGTTCGGGGGCTGTCGGACCTGAGATGCTATCTCAAGTGGGGCTATTATTATGTAGTAAGATCCACGATCTCACATTTGTCTCCAGAACAAGCAAATGTCTGGGTTCCAGTTGTCTTGTCTTCCTTCTCGTAATTCCTCAGAAGTGACCAGTCTACATCCCGTGGCATCTTCGCCAGCATTTCCTCGTATTGCTCCTTGCTACAATCCTGGTATGGAGCCTGACGATAAGAATGGTCTGAATGTGGTAGGAAGGAAATACCGCTGATCTCATCGAAATGCTTGTACACCCACGCACCAACTTCCATCCATTCGTGCTCTCTTACAGTGATTGTAATTGATGGCTTATGCTCACACCAGTGACGCTGATACATCAACCACAGTTCAAGGTGTTCGATTGCAGTCATGTCATTTCTGGTAACAGATCCTTCTGCTTTCATCGGAAATGAGAATACCATAGTATGATCTGGTTTCATGACACATGGTTCTGCTGGGAATCCCATTTCAATCATCATCTGGCACAATGGATCCTTACGATCTGCACGAACGGTGCGAATGTAATATTCGTTGTGTCGTGCATGAATACCAGATGCCGCATCAGTGAGTTGTGAAACTGTACCTGAAGGTTTGATGCAAGTGATTGCAGCAGCAGGATTGATACCAATCTTAGCAGCCCAATCCTGGTTAGTCTTGATTGCCTTCTCCTTGAGTGTTGCCAGAGAATCAGCAATATTCATGGAACGCATCATTTCATTATCCAGAATTCCAGTCAATGACACACCAAGAAGTGCTTCCTCTTCACAATTCTTTTTCCACGAACTTGAAAGATATGGGAAGTTTGTTAGAGAAGCCTGCCATGTTCCAAGGATAGTTGCCAGCTGAATCTTTCTGAGCAGACTCTGAACATCATCCTCTTTTCTCACAACAACTTCTGTAAGATTGCAGAACTCCTTATCACGGAGAATGATCTCTGAACATGGATTAGTTCCCCATTCGTGATTTGGATTTCTACGATCACCTAACTTCGAGACAGTCTTCTTGCAAGCATCCCGATTGAAGATCCCTCTTTCCCCGCTCTTGGACTTATAGAGAGAGATCCATTCTTCCATAAAAGTTCCAATTTCTGGCTTCTCTTTGAAGGCAACCGAATTGTTTGCCAAGGCTCGCTGAGGATTCTGCTCCCACCAAGATCCAGTTTTAGCTTCGCGCATTCTTTCGTCTGTGAGGTTTGACAATGAAATAAGCGCACTGCGACGAACGCCTCCGACAACGACAATCTCCGCGATCTTGCAAACAATATCGTGACATTCGATGGAAGTAAGTTTTCTTCCCGCCGCTCTTCTAAAAGTATCAGTGGTGAAGAAAAACAGATCGTCGAGGGGTCTTGGCCCAGAAGCCCTACCACCAAAGGTCTTGAGTCTAGCCCCAGCAGGACGTATCTTAGACATGTCCCATTTTGGAACTTGACCTCCAACAAGAAGGGATACCAATTCTCGGTACGCTTTAGCCCAACCAGTTTTACTGTCTTGTACCACAATAATGGTTTCAGAATCAGTGAATTGTTCAGCGATTGAAGGAAGTTTCTCAACATATTGTCTCTCCACGGAGAATCCAACACCAGTTCCACACATCAAGATGTAAAGAATCTCATCAAATGCACGGATATTATTTACTGCTACATAAGAGCAATTATATCCTGCTGTATTATCTCTCTTCAACGCCTCTCCAGCCGTCATCAATGCTCTCATGCTAGGCATGATTTCAAGATTTAGAACAGCCGTTTCCAATTCTTCCCGAAGTGTCTTGGGAAGTTTATAGCCGCGATTCTCTGCGAGATGATTCTCAAAGAAATCAAAGTAACGCTTCACCGTCTCTGGCCAAGATTCTCTGCGATTTTCACTCTCAATCCATCTAGAATACCGCGACTTATAGATGAACTCCTGATACAAACTTGGTAAATTATTCATGCTTCTCCTTTAACTGCTTCATATTTAGTCTCCTCGACCAATGCTCTCCAAGAGACTGGATACAACGGAGAAATCACTTCACCGATGGCTTTCGCAAACTCCTGAACTTCCCATTGGGCATGTGCATCGATTCTTTGCTTATACACTCTGGCATATCCAGCCAAAGATCCAGTCCACCACCATTCGGTGTATGTGGATTGTGGTAAAACTGCTCTTGCCTGTTCTGGTGCTACCCCCTGCTTTAGCAGTTCCTTATAGACATCAAGGGAATCGTAGCAAACAGTATCATACATCTCGGTGATGTATGGATTTGAATACATGAATCCAGAACTTCCCTGCTTTGCTCCATCCGTTGGGGCGGATCTCCATTTAGGGATGTAGATCTCTGGATCATCGGTAACATACCTACGAGATACTTCATTCATGACAAATCCCACTTGATGCTTGCCAAGTTGTGCTCGAACAAACATAGGAGCCTTGATTCTGAGAGTAATCTGTGGATGTGCAAACGGAGTCCAATGCTCATGCTTCGCTAGATATGAAATAAGTTTACTATCACGTGGAAGAAGAGTCTTATCAATTACTCCCCCACGCCAATCTCGCTCCTTGTCCCACTCACTTTCTTTGTTAAAGGAAACTCTAGCGGCATTTACAACTGTGAGATCATCCCCCATATGGGAGACGTACTCAACATGACCAAAATCAAGAACCTGTATCTTCATCAGTATCCTCTTCCATGTAATGCATTATTATACCAGGAACATCTTCTTCAGTAAAGGTCTTTGCATAATCAACTGCGCGCTTGAATAATTCCTTATCATTCTGGCTGATGTAGTGTGCAAAGTGTGAATTAAAAACCATCACTGAGTTGAATATTTTTTCAACCAAAAACATTTCCTCTGAGTCAGGAGAATCTTCACCATCGCTATTTAAATCTTCATTTTCTTCCATGTATTAAATGCCATTCTGGCCTTAAGGCCACTAAAAGTATTATCATCAATTATCTTCTGCACATCCAAGCCATTCATCGCCATATCATTTAGATCCTTGAATGTTATGCTGCTTGGAAATATGCACACCGTTTTACCAGAATCAATCAACGAATCCAGTATCTTCAAAGTCTCAATCTTGAATGGTTCGTTATCTATGACATAAACTGCATTCGTATCATCCATCTTATCTGGAACATGCTGAAAATTCGCAGATCCAAGTGTTGCAATAGAATTGTCGATGAACATTGAATTGATTGGACCCTCTACAATATAAAACTTTCTAGAAGTATCCACATGATTCAATCCGTAATAGCACAATTCATCATCGTGCTTTATGGTGAAATACTTTAGTCCTCGCTTTGTTTTTTCGCTGAATGATCTACACTGAAAACCACAGATGCCAGCATCATTGCGTATAACAATGACAAGCCGATCTTCCTCTTGAAACCTATCATTATATTTTTCATCGAACTCTCCAGCAAGTGCGCTTACATTCTCAGTGTATCCAATATCTTCCCATTTACTCGTTGGAATCCCTCTACCAACAACATATTCAACAGCCTTATGATTCTCTGGGAGGTCTGAGAGATACGTGAAACTATAGTGCTTAGGCTTGACAGCAGAAGTAGGATAGAGATTTTCCAAGGTAGGCTTTGGATAATTTCCGCGATTTTCACCATGAATGAATCTCTCCATTGAGTACTCTTTACATAGAGACGGTGAAATATGCTGAAGGAAATTATAGACACTATGTCCAACACCACAGTTATGACATTTATAAAAAAAGTTATTATTCTTGACAAAAAAATATCCTCTTGCCTTTCCCTTGCTTCTCGAAGAATCTCCACATATGGGACAACGGCAATTGGCCAAGTTGTCCTTCTTCCACTTGAACTTTGGAAGCATCGGTGAAATGAGATTGATATACTTCTTATCTATGTAGGTTGACATCACATATTCCAGTCTTGAGTCGAGTTCTTCTTATTCCTATTGAAGAAGTTCTCTGGTCCGCTTTTTCGTGGACCAAGAGCAACTGCATTCACAGTGGATGAATCGCTGTTGACATCGTACAATTTCATCTTGGCTCTGTTGATTCCGACGAGGAACTTCTTGTTGCCAAGACGTTCATTATACCTGTTCTTCAACTGCTTTACCATAATATTGTTCATCTCTTCAAGTTCATCGGTGCTGATAAGAGCGACCATGAAATCCGCAGTCATCGGAAGACCAAATGACTCTGAAGTGTTAGTAAGATCAGGATCAGTATTCGCAAATCCCTCGCGGTTTGTCTGGGTAGCAGTGAATACAGGTACGTTATACTCCACTGCAATTCCCCGAATCTCTTCAGCAATAGCCTTGATATACTCATAAGAATTAACTTTACCTCCCTTAATTCTTGAAGATGCACAGATATTCAGATAATCAATGAATATGATATCTGGAGTGAACTTCTTCTTCAATTTGAGTTCATCCAGCAGAAATCTGAAATGATTTGCATTCGCAGTCGATGTTGGATATTCCTTGATGATAAGTTTACCCTTGAATCCACCACAAGTATTGTGGATCTTCTTTTCATAAACGCTGAGAGGAAGATCCTTGATGTCCTTAATCTGTATGTCTAGAATGTTCGCATCGATTCTTTCTGCAATCTTCTCCTCAGACATTTCACACGTGATGTACAGGACATTCTTGTGTTGCTTGAGACAACTTGCAGCGTAATGGCATAGGAACAATGATTTTCCAACACCAGTTCCAGCCATGACAATCGAAAGAGTCTTCGGCACTATTCCACCAGCGGTGATCTCATTGAATACTTCAAGATCAAAAGGAATCTTCTGCTCCACCTTGTGATAGAATTCATATCGCTTCTGATAGTCTTCGATGTAATCATGTCCGATGTGAGTGTCGAACGAGACTGCAAGAGCCTTTGACAAGATATCTGGAATGGCAGTAGTAGGTGTCTGCTCCTTACCATCAATGATATTGATTGAATTCATGATTGCATTATAGACTGCCTTCTCCTTGCAGAATCCTTCAGTCTCATCAAGAAGCCATTCGAGCGAAGCCTCCTCATAATCCTCATATACTGATTCGATGAGAGACAATGCCTTTTGATATTCATCTTGTGCAACTGTCTTTCTCTTATCCATCGATATTACAATAGCCTCCTGTGTGGGAAGCGTATTGTATTCGATAATGAAATCATGTATCAGTGAAAATACGAGTGAATCAATCCTATCGTGAAAGTATTCCTTCTTAAGGAATGGAATAACCTTTCTAGAGAATATCTCGTTCTTCACCAGATTCTGGAAGATGACTTTTTCAATGTTCATTTGAACCGTACTTGAATTCCTTACTCGCAGCCTTTTCTAGTTTCTCAAGAACTTCCTTAGTGAAGTATTTCTCTGGATTCTCGTAGATGTTCTTCTCGAAAGCAGATGATCCATCTGGCAGGGTGATTCGTGTGCTTGTCTTGGTGAATACACCAGACTCAAGCGCAAGATCCACAAGACCATAGTAGCGATCAAGTCCAGTATCGTAGTTCAACTTCACTGCAACTGATTTGTTTTCCTTGGTGAAGCGAGACTTGTACAACTTGCAGTTGATGATATTTCCCACAACATCACCATCACCATCTTTGTCCTTCTTCTTGGAGAGATAAACGATGGTAGATGCAGCGTACTTCAAACCAGTTCCACCACCCATTTCTGTGGTTGGAACATACGATCCAACAACAGCATATGTGTGATTAGTCATGATCATTGGAATCCTAGCCTTACCAAGCTTGAGAGTCAAGACACGGAATGTTGCCTTGATGATCTGAGCACGGGTCATGTCTCGGGTTTCCTTACCTTCTGCTGTATCGTTGATCTCCTTTGATGTTGACAACATTCCAAGTGAATCAAGGACGATCATCATAGGCTTTCTCTTTGACTCATCTTCATTCAGATATGAATCCACGATGGTAATAGCCTGATGACGGAATTCCTCAATCGTTGCAACTGGAAAGACTGCAACCCTTGATGGATCCACACCCCTGGACTTGAACATCTCAGAAGTCACGGCCTGTTCAGTATCAAAATACAAAACAACACCATCTGTATTGTCTGCCAGGAATTTGGAGAGAATTCCAATGGTGAAATATGTCTTTCCTGTAGCCGCCTCTCCTGCCAGGGCCACGATCTTGTTGTTTGCCATTCCACCGTAAAGAGAACCAGATAGCAGTGCATTGAACATCAGGCTCCCAGTGTCAGTGAACCCAGTTACATCGCTACCATCCAGACCATCCTTTACCACGGAAGCGAATTTGTTTCCCGATTGCTTAATGATATTTTTTAGAAAATCAGACATAATTACCTCAAATAAAAAGTGATTCCAGTGTACTCTTCTCTTCGTAGTTCCATCCAATTGTCTCAAGAATGGTATTCAACGGATCGATGAATGCCTTCTCGAACTGCAATGAATAATCAACATATGGACCAATTTCAAATTCCGCTGGAATCTTCTGCGGAAAGGCGATGACACAATCATCACCCTTGTATCCAGCCAATGGATTTGGCTTCTTTAGATAAAGAAACTTTATCTTCTCACCCTCTGAGATCTTGCTATACTTCTTCCCAAGATTCTTCTTGTTGATGTAGTGATTATACAGCAAAGAACCCTTCACTGCAATAGGAGTTCCCTTCTTGTATATCTGCTGCTTATCAGCATACTTGCTCATTCCATTCACACTCCGTGGGAACGCAATATCCTCTGGAGGAAGAGAGAAGAATTCTTTCTTGAAATCCTCCACGAACAAAACAAGATCGGATTCGTCCTTGTTGAGGATAATGTGAATAGAATCCTTCAGTTTCTTGCGAACTACCTCTGGAGTAGAAGATCTGGTGGTTTCAATACCCATGATCTTCTGCTTTGGCTGAGAATATCGGATTCCTTCCGAATCCCACACATTCATCATATACCTCTTCTTGGCAACCCAGATACCCTTATCGGCAATGACTTCTCGTTCCATTGAGATGCGATTCTCATATGCGTTCATATGAGTAGCTAGTTTTGAGAATTGCTTCTCAATGAATGGTGTCATGACCTTCTTGCAGATTCCATCGATATAGTCGATCTTCTCCGAAGTGGTCTTGTTCGCACAGAATTTATTTACTATCGCCTCCATATTGAGATAGATGGAGTCCGTGTCTGAATAGACGACATAATCAAAATTCTTGGTCCCAACTGCATCGTTTAGAAAGTCATTGACTTGAAATGCGATATACTGAATAATCAATTGACCAGTCAGTGTAACGGCCTCGGCCAGTTCTGTGCTGTAGTATCTAAAGAATTCATTTCCCTAACCTACTGCGCCGTAAGCCGAATTCAATTGAATCTTTCGTACCAATTGAAAATTATGGTACTTAGATACATCGAACTGCAATTGCTCACGAAGCAGCAGAAGATCCTCTGTATTTAATTTTGAATAATCTTGCATGACCAACCTTTAGCTTTACCCTTTTTAACTATAGTGTTTTCTTTACTGGATTTCCATATTGTAGTGTATGGTAAATTATTTTGCAAACAAAAATCTTGCAGTCTATTGGTTTTATGAATGTTTTTATTTGGATCTATAATTTCAAACCACGAAGACAATCTGTCTCTCATCAAATTTTTATTTTCAGCCCAGATATTCTTCATATACTGATGCATGAACTTACTATGGTTTGGTTTTTTTGATCCTGTATTTTTTGCTGTTGCTTTTTTTAAGTTTTCATTAGCAACATCAATATATTTTTGTTTATTTTTATTTTTTGTTTCTTTAACAGCATTCACACATTTATTCTTTATAACTTCATTCTTCATTGGATTTTTGTCACCAATCAATAAATTATTATTGTTCACATAATCCCATCCACCAATCCCACCATATTTTATATTATAACACAATTCATTTCCGAGGAAAGAATTAATTAATTTTTTTTCCTCATTAAACATTTCTTCAGCGTTTTCACATATTAATAAAATTTCTCTTTTAAAATTTTCCTTTCCATATTTTTTTATTGCTTTATTCAAGACCACACCACTTCCAAGATAATTATCATTTATATCCTCTGTTTGATGTGCCCCAATATAAAATTTATTATTTAAGAGATTTGTTGTTTTGTAAACAAAATATATTTTCATACAATTATATATGAAAATATTGATTGCCTATATCACTAATTATACTGCTCTTTATCTTCCTTCAAGATCCTTGGAGTAACTCTCTTCACATCATACCCCTGGGGATTTACGGTATGATTCCTTCGCCAATCATCTGCCTCCTTCTGGGATTCCCAGATGGAAATAGATTTATCACTCTCCCGCATCCAATCCTCATCGCCATTTGAATTTGTAAAGTGTAGACCAAACTTCATTTGGCCTATTATACTTCAGTTAATTCTGTTGTCAAGGTCTTTTTGATTCTAAGTAGTCAGTGATGAAATCCACAACGAACTCAAGACCCTTAAGTCCCATGTAACCCATCATGAACGCCACTGCATACTTACCCTTCTCCTGGATTGAGGCTGGGGCAAAATTCAAAATAAGAGGCGTAAGATAGTTCGCGCAAATGGTCCCAGCAAAGATGCAAGCAATTGATTTGCTCAGCTTTTGTTTCTTTTTCTTTATCGAAAGCAACAAAGCCCCGAAAAATCCAGATAAAAGAAATCCTATGTCGATGCCGTACTTGAGAAGTTGCGTGTGAAAATCTTCGTTATTTTGCATAAAAGTTCCCTGACCCCCGTGTAAAAAGAGATACTAAAGCAAAACAAAAAATTCATCCCGCCATCCTAATTGTATGTATAAAAAAATAAACCCACTATTACTAGTGGGTGGTCAATTCAGATGCGGGATGACCAATCCCCACTGCTTCAAGCAGCCATCCGCATTGGTGCGGCATTTATGTTGCCAACTTTGGTATTTAACGAGGGTTGTTGACTACCTCTCGGATATCTCCCTAACGCTCACTTCCCCTTGTCGATTCTATTCGACCCCGTAGTTTATGACACTATGATGGATTACACCATCTATCTTGCTTTGTCGGTCAATTACTAGATAGACCGTTTTACGCAAGCGCATCTCTTGTCAAGACCGCGTTTCCGTCAGAACGCCAATAGTGTCGAATGGAGTCGGGGGGATTTGCACCCCCGTCCAAAAGGGTTGATCACGCATATCAACGATATCATTTTTATTTATCAGATCACACAGAGCAGTTCTTGGTATTTTTGTCGTTATTCTAATTCTGGGAGTCAAGTGTTGGAAATAGGCCATGAGAATCAATATTGAAAAAAACAAAAATACTTTGGATATCTTTGTTTTTTTATTTTGCTCTTCCTTTTCAGAATCGGCAAGTCTCTGAAGGGCATTTGAATAACGATCTAGAATCTCTCTATGTCTAGTCTGCTCCATGTTTGATGGCCACCTTGTCCATCATTATGTAGTCAAGTGGCCTCACAACAGGCATAGAAATATCATAATCATAACAAATCCAATTATTCATTTGAATTAATTCTTTCATTGCTTGGATTTGGTATGGCTTGAATTGGTCGAGAATAAATCTATTGTTCTGAATAATTGCCACATAAATTGAATGCTCAATATTATTGAACCAAGAGGCAGAATACATCTCCTCCGAATATCCAGCAATTGAATCAATAGTAATATCAATTATGTCCTGAAATCCGAGAGTCATTTTTCTTTACTTTCTTACTTTTCTTTTTAAAAATTCGGTCGTAATTCTCCGACCACTTCTTATAGTCAACTGGGCGTAGAGAATCTCCCTTTCCAGCAGAATGTTGTCGTTTATCTTTCATAAGCTCCCACCCAGGATCGAACTGGGTTCTCATGATTACAAATCAAGGGTAATGCCATTATACTATGGGAGCAAACTGTCTCAGTGGGATTCGAACCCACATCCTCCGTGTTGCGAAGATAATTCCATTATACCATGAGACTCTACCAATTCGCGTTCTTCTACGGATTACGCACCCCTCCGATAGCGTAGTGGGGGACTTGAACCCCTTCTCAATTGCAATGTACATTGCAATCCTAGCTGAGCCTCCGAGTGCGCTACTCGACTGATACTACGCATAAAGCAGATAACGGGATTCGAACCCGTGAGAAAAGTTTGGAAAACTCTTATGTTGCCACTACATCATATCTGCAAATACCCTAACGGGGACTCGAACCCCGACTCACTGCCTTGAAAGGGCAGGGATTTAGCCAGTTAATCTATTAGGGCTTTGAATGCTCAACTCTATGGCAGTTGGCGCACAGTATTATACACTTTTTTATCTCTTCGTCAAGCACATTCTGAGGAACTCCAGATCTTGCTATTCTGGATATATTATGCTTCTTATCCTGCAAGTGATGGAATTCCAATGCTGCTGGATGAAGTTTATATCCACACTTTGAGCAACCATTGTCAATCTTGATCTTTGCAATATGCTCTGCGTTTTTCTTCGCTTGCTTAAGATCTTTTTTCATAGGTACATCATCTATGATTATTTATCATGCTTCTTCTCTCAACATTCGCTGCCCTTCCTCCGATTGCTTCCACTCCTCAATCTTCCGATGGTTGCAGGAACAGACCGTTGCCTCAATCGTTCCTGGTCCTACGAGCATATCGTCCCACTCGCCGCACCAGTGCCAACCCTGATTGTACTCCTCCTCGGTAAGTCCCTTGCCGCTGTTGTCGAGTTCGATGTAGCGTTCTCGGTTCATCGTCGCCTCCGAACACCAATCATAGCAATCCCGATCAGCGCAAGTGCCGATGGAGCAGGGACAATCGTATAGTCAATGTTGTCGATGGCAAGATGAGTACCAACCCCTGCACCATACACCTTGATTTCCGTGATGTTGTTCAGCGGACCAGGGTAGACATTGGAGATTAGGAGTTTCACTCGCTGTGCCGTGGAAAGTTGTGCTGTGTATGTGAATACACCCACCCCATAGCGGTAGCCTTCGATAACCACGGTCATGTTGTTATAGATTGATGTGACTTCAAGGCTGTTCAGCCTCCACAACTCATTGCGGTTGATGCGATAGTCGTAGGAGGAATTAGAAGACCACGGAGTGAAGAGCGCACGATCTCCGACGATGCCTTCGTCGAAGCCAAAATATCCTGATCCACCAACGAGGTCGTAGTATGCCCACTTGTTGTTCAAGAAGGAATATACATTGTTGTTGGTCTGATATGCACTGGTGAAGTTGAATCCTTCGTAATTGCCCACCGCGCCAACATAGAATCCTGAGTTGCCCTCGGCTAGCGTGGGAGCAGGAAGGTTCTCGAAGGTGCAGAGTTCTGCGTGTGCCGAAGTTGCGATTAGGGTTGTTGCGATTAGTGTCTTAATCATTGTGTGTTTCCAATCTTGATTCCCGACCCTGGTGCTTTAACCGAACCTTCCGCAACGGGTCGAATGTCTGCGGAATCGGTATCGCCGCCCATGTTCATCACAATCACGATGATGAGGAGGACTGCAAGGGTTGCTAGTACGATTATATTTCTCTTGTTCATGGTATTATCCTAAATCCTGTAGGTAGTCAGTGTTCTCCTTGAAACAGTCCCATTTGTTGCGGCGCATTTCAGCGATGATCTTGTCTTCGTTGAAATTACTGGCGAGATACAGTCTCCTCGCTTCGTCGCGCTCCTCCCGCATCGCGGCAAGTTCGCGCACGGCTTGCTTCAACATGTCGCCCTCTCGGCTGTTTGGAAATGCGTAGGTTCCGTCCGTCTGTGCGTAAGCATGGTGAATATTCCCCAAGAAGATTGATCCGCTCATGCCTTATCCTAAATCCTGTAGGTAGTCGGTGTTCTCCTTGAAACAGTCCCACCCCTGCTGCTGTGCAATCAGTTGCATCGCCGCGTCGATGTCCTGCGATTCCCATTCCTTATAGTTCGAAGGCAATGCCGTCGCGCAAGCGCAGCGCCGAGCCTCGTCGCGCTCTTCCCGTAGTCGCTCAATGGTTTTGAGATCTTCCTCTGAATGAGCCTTCAGGAACTCTTTGAAATCAGTTACCGATGGCGGAAACTTTTGCCACTTTCTTTCATCATTGAAGTAATCCCAACCACGGGAGATGGCATAGTCACCCGCAAGGAATCCCGTCAAGTGATGAAAACCACAGACTTCCCACCTTGCTTCGTCGCGCTCACGGGTCAGTTCCTCGCATTTTGCAACGAGTGATTCAACATGGTCGATGAGTTCTTGCTTTGTGGGTTTCTTACTCATTTATCATCTCCATAATGCTTGCGAAGCACTTCGTATAGTTCACGGGTTTCCTCTGCACCAATCGTTCCGACATATCCAACACCATCAGACACACCGATTTCCCCATCACTCCAAAGTGAGATGTAGTGTTGTTCCCATATGACATGACGATCACTCATCCGATTCTTCCTTTTGATAGAGTCCACCCCAACCCTTCTCCGCTGCAAGGTCGAGAGGGTTTCCTGCTTCGCCACGCTCAAGTTCGATTGTGAATGCCAACTCCTCACAGTACAGGCGACGAGCCTCGTCGCGCTCCTCGCGCAACTTCTTGTTCATCCCACCAACGGGTTCACAAGCAGGACAACAGCCCTCGAAGCCATTCTTGAGATCTTCGATTTGCTGACGAAGAGCTTCGTTCTCCAAAACAAGTTGCTCATTACGCATGAGAATGTCTTCAATTTCCATAATACCAAAGGTGGGAATCGAACCCACATGCCGTTAGGCAATTGATTTTGAATCAATCGTGTATACCAGTTCCACCACTTTGATGTTTTTTACCTTTACCTTTCCAAGTATCCGTCAGAGCATGACAGTTTGGACAAAGCAATTGTAAATTATCATATTCATTATTTGTTCTATTACCATCTTTATGGTGAACCTCTAATGGAATAGAAGATTCACGCCAGTCTGTTAATCCACACAATTCACATCTATGCGATCTTTCGGTGATAAGATGTTTTTTGGAACTCTTATATGAGTTATATTGCGACCAATCTTTTAATTGTTGTCCCTTACTCCATCCCTGTCCAGTCCAATGGGAAGTATCTATCTGGTATTCTTGTAAATATTTTTTAACCACATGATAAGAACCACCAGCTTTATTGCTATAACCAAGTTTTTCCAACATTTGTGCTATAGAAAAAACTTGATTTGCGTATTCCTGAAATTTATCTTTGCCTAATTGTTTTATTCTATTATATCTCATAGCAGACGCTCCTATACTATATATACTTCGTCTGCTTTTAAATGGGATTGGTGGGATTCAAACCCACAGTGTTTCTTAAGTGAGGCATTTTAAGTGCCTTGCGTTTCGTCAGTTTCGCCACAATCCCGTATTACCCCGCCTAGATTCGAACTAGGACAAAAAGAATCAGAATCTCCTATGCTACCGTTACATCACGGGGTATCCTATCAATTCTTCAATGCAAGCTTTCGTGCTCGACGCTTCTTGCTGCCGATCTTTCTTCGTCGTCGGCACTTTGTCCGTGCTTGTGGTCGTGACATGTGCTACCTCCTCCCAAATTATATCAATGTTCATGAATCCTGTCAAGTACATAACTGCAATATGAGTGCATTGCAATACCACTTGCAGTGCCTACATTCAGACTACGAACACTTCCATACTGTGGAATGTAGACCACATGATCGCAAATATCCAGGAGTTCCTGTGGAATTCCATTCTTCTCCTGTCCAAACACCATAACAGTATGGGTATGCTCATCCCATGCATAGTGATTGATATTCGTAGCCCTGTCGATATTATCCATCCCAACAATGCAAATGTTCCCATGCTTCATTCGTAGTTCATTCAATGCATCATGAACATTATCAATTGTCTTCACATGCTTTAAATTTGTGTAATGATGGGTTCCAACCGTTCCACGGCGATCATACTGCTTGCGACCGTAGATCCAAACCTCTGATGCCATGAATGCATTTGAATTTCGAATGCATGTGGCGATATTGAAATCATTCTCAAGATTGCTTGCAATCACGGTGAAATTGTTGCGCTTAGTGTTGAGATCACCAAGAATCGCAGTTGCTTCCCAGTCCTTGTAATAGTCGATCACATTCATCATAGACCCCTTCGCTTGATCTCTGCCTCGACTGCTTCCAACTTCTTCTTCGCGTCAAGCATTTGATTCTTGTACATCTTTCGTTCCTTGAACATCTTATCCATCAGTTCTGGGAGAAATCCGTGCTTCTCCGTTGTGAAGCAAGCACCATTTGCGGTAAGAGATAGATTATTATCCCTACACTCAGCAAATAGATTCTTCATGCTTTCCGATGGATTGATTATATCAGTTGCCTTCGGTCTTGTCGAGATCTGATCCACAAATGTCTCTGGTGAGATATTGTATTGCATGATCGATGATGGATACATGCTTGCAATGTCAAAGGAGACTACCCAGTTGTGCATTCCAACGATTGGCTCCTTGACATATGCACCAGCATATTGAGCATCCTTGGAACTAATCTTCTTCGGTGGAACAACCACACCACGCTTCATCAGATGGTTGTAGATGATGACATCCCATGTACGAACCTGAGAGAACACATCATTGAAATTGACACCAGCAGAATATGCAAGTGCAACCGCGAGTTCCATCAGTTTCATCTTTTGTTCCAGTCTCTCGACCAGAAGAACATCCTTGATGTTGTATTCGATGAACTTCTGAAAATTCTTCTTATAGAAGTCTGAGATGCTGTCATACTCAGTATACGAGATCTTTCTCTCACCCAACTCCACCCAAGCAATGTGATCAAGACGATAAGATTCCTGATTCACATAGGTGAATGTCTTGTAGAGTTCATAGTAGTCAATGATGGAAATTCCAACAACATCGTATGCAAGGTATTCCTTTCCACTCTTTTCAATCTTCTTCTCCTTGAGAATATTCCAAGGTGAGAGACTTCTGGGATCGATATCGATCTCCTTTAGACGATTCACAATGTATGGAATATCAAAGAATCGAACATTCCATCCAGTGATGATATCGGGTTTAGTGTTCTTGAAATAATCAACGAAGTCATAAAGAAGTTGAGATTCATCATCATACTCCCTTACATTGATAGTTGGATCTTCTGTGGTGAATTCCCCCAGACAGAAAACCATCTTTCGATTGTTCATCATGCAAGTGATGGCGATGATCTTTTCCTTGGGATTTGCAATCTCTGGGAAGCCATCTTCACATGTGGTTTCAATGTCGATGTACATGATGTTGATCTTGGAGAAGTCATACTCGACATTCCCCTTATGTACATCCGCGATGTATTGATACTCGACACCGATGTCCCCGTGAAGATCAAACCCAGAGACATTATCGTATGTCTTCTTGAATTCACTCATCTCATAGAGATTGGAGAACTCCATCTTCTCTGCATTCCTACCATCGATTGTCTTGTACTTGGTTTCCTTGTTTACTGGAACAAACAAGGATGGGCTATATGAAAAAGAATCGACGGTGTGTCGATTATCTTCAATTCCACGATAACAGATTTGCTTGCCATCGTAGAATACATGGGTGTAGAATTTCATATGGTGTCGATTGTATTTGGAACAACTCCACCCTTGGAATACATTCCGTATGCATCCTCTGGCAGTGGATTGTTCAGTTCGACTATAGTATACTGCTTTCCGTTCTTCTCTTCAAGGTATGAATAGAGTAAAACTGAATAATTGATGAGGTCGAGAATGGTGTCCCGAAGCTTCTCATCCTCCACCTTGAATTCCTTCGAATCCATGAATGATGAAAGACGACTCATCTTATCAAGCATCCTGACCATCATTCCTCTTTCGGTTGTGGTGATTCCCATTGCCTCTGCACGTGTGAAATTGGCAAATGGTTCCACGCCACTCTTTCCAGCGTAGTCGTGGTTCTTACGCTCCATCAATGATAGAGCATCCTCGCATAGATTTTGGTGTATCTTGAATAGTTCATTGCTGGTCATATTAAACTCCAGTGGATCCGAATCCACCATTCCTATCACTCTTTCTCTGTGGCCGTTCATTCAGATATTCGAATGTTGCCTGTGGCTGGTGAACAAGTTCACCCTGAGCAATTCTATCGCCACTATAGATCCTGACTCTCTCTTGAGAGTTGTTGTATATTGGAATGAACAATTGCTCCACATAATCACAGTCAATTATACCAACACAATTGATTAGATTCAATCCCTTTTTACTAGAAAGACCAGATCTTGGATAAATCTTAACACAATGTTGGTCTGGAATATCAAGAACAAGACCAGTAGGAATGAGTATTCTCCACTCGGGTGGAAGATCAACATATGCTTTTCCGTGTTGATCTTGAACACCAAGAACTGTTATTTCTTTGTTATCGGTTGAATATGTTTTGAATGACTGCTGGTAGTGAAAATATGCTGATATGTCAAAACAAGCAGAATTTTTTGTTGCATAATTGATGTCTTGGACATCTGAATATAATTTATGGAGTTTAAGATTCATTTTGAATATTATAATCTATTGATTTGTTTGTATCAAGGAGTTTCTAGTAAAAATGCGTCTATTTCTTCTTGTGTGGTAAAACTCAGCAATTGATTTCTTTTGCTCCTATATAAAAATATTGCCTGTTGCACAAGTTCAAAATTAGAACTCTGTCCCTCAAATTCCTTTACTAGTTCTTTCTGAACTATCTCATATGATTTTTGATCAAGCTCACCCAATAAAGTATTTTTTCTTTCATCTACAGTTAGATTGATAACAGACCATATTATTTCAACTGGAGTCTTTGTCAAATCAAATGAATGAAATCCCCGTATTTGTCTTGTTGGGATCAATGATGGTTGAATTTCTATTGCTTCTCTCCAATCACCAACTGCATTTTCTGGTAGATAATCCAAACACTCAATTACTTCGTTGTTTTCAACTTTAACATATTTAGCCATGACATTCTCCAGTTATTTTTATTTAAGCTTTTTATCTTTTCTTCTATCTTATTCAACACACATTCCAAATCATCCACTTTCTTTTGCTTGAATAATATTACAGACTTGTAATACGGACTTTCATCATTCTGAGATAACCAATTATAATTGCAAAGAAGAGGAGTTATTGCCCATGTTTGTACACCCAAGGCTCCAGACAAATGTGACACACTTGAACTGGTGGATATAATGATGTCACACAACTCTATATTTTTCACCATATCCATCCAACTATTTATTTCTGGTTTTTCAATAAATTTTGAATATTCAAGTTCATTGTCCTGTAAACAAATAAAATCGTACTCTGTATTTTTTAAATTATTTAAAAATGAATTGAATAATAATTTACTATTTTGTTTATTATTGCAATAATTATCATTCAAGCACAATCCTATTTTTTTTCTTTTATTTGTTTTATTTCTACTACTTTTAATATAGCTATTTTTCTTTATGTTATTGAACTCATAACCTAGAGGTAGTAGTACAGACATAGATGGAATCCAATAATCATGATAAATTCCACTCACGGAAAAATGACTTACAATCATACTTACACCAGAACACAATTTTGCTATGTTAAATATTTCTGGCGAACATACAACAATAACCTCACAACCCCTTTCGATTATGTCATCCACATACTTAAGTGCATGAATCTGATCACCTATATCACCCTCTAGATAATATAAAATTTTTCCTTTACTTTTTCCGTCCCATATCTCTGTTGGAATATTTGGTTTTGGATTGCCAAAACAATTATCATATCTTCCCCTCGCAAGACATTGCATACCTTCCTGTAATTTATTTTGTCTTATCAAGTGCCAACCAATGTTAAATGCTATTCTATTGCATTCTGGATTTTCTAATTTTGCTTGCGTTAGAATATAAAAACTATCTTCTATTTTTCCTTCCGCCAACAATTCTATTGATAAATCCAATTTTTTCTTTTCTATTTTTATTGTGGAATCTTTCCAGAATTTAGGTTGATCAAACGAATCAAAATAATACCCTAGAACATCTTTGCTACTTGTGCTATTTTGATATTCCAGTTTAGATGATATCTTATGGAGGTTTGGAATACCCCAGGCTTTTTCATCATTCTCTGCTACAACATTTGTATCGATTTCCTGGAAATTATATTCATACTTATCCAGTCCCAAAAAATCATGTATTCTATTCATTTCTGCCTGTGGATTTGCAATAAGATCGTCATAGTCAACAAAAAGAATACTCTCTGGAAATTCTTTGAATCCAGCAGAAAGTAGAGTGTAAGATGACTTCAGATGTTTAATCAAAGAGGAATTTGATAAAAAATCATTCATATCATCTGGCTTTGCTACACGAACAAATGATGCAGCACAATCCGTGGTCGATCTAACGGTAGCTATAATTTTAGGTGGTCTTCCTAAAATTTCACTCATAGTTTTCATTATTATTGGATTCACCCATGCTCTACTTTTATCGACAATTACTGGCTTGGATATATGCTTATATTTACTTTCCATGACGGATTTCAACATTCTATGAGCTTCACTTTTATCAGAGCCTTGAGCAACAGTGGCAGGAGAAGACTCCCATGTAGTGCAAACAGCACCCATGATCTCAACTAAACCACTTGTACTTGTGGAATATACTTGCGGATGTTGATTCAATAACGAAGAAAGAACAGTTGATCCACTGCGTGGCAAGCCACTCAAAAAATGCATAATCATAATAAATTAAATACTAGTTCTAGCAAATGCGTGTTCTCTACCAGCACTAATGAGTCCCCAACTATAACTAGTTCCTATCTGTGTTGGAGATGCAACATATGCCGAAGTGGTTCCATTACCAACTTGACCATTTGTGTTTTTACCCCAACCCCATAGAGTCCCATCGCTTCGTAATCCAATACTGTGATAATAACCAGCACTCACATTTGACCAGTTTGTCGCTGACCCAATCTGGACAGGAGAATATCTGTATGTACCAGTACCATCTCCGAGTTGTGTGCTGCTATTTCTTCCCCATGCCCACAAGGTTCCATTTGTTTTGACAGCTAGGGTATGATCTCTGCCACATGAAACCTTTGCCCAATTTGTATCAGTTCCAACCTGAGTGAATGTTGTTCTTGTTGTAGTATCACCAAGACCTAGTTGTCCTGATGCATTTCTTCCAGTTGCCCACAGGGTTCCGTTTGTTTTTATCGCAAGCGTTGAGAAAGATTTTGCCGACACCTCTGCCCAGTTAGTATCACTTCCAATTTGTGTTGGGGTTAAATATTGATTATATGTACCATTTCCAAACTGACCCAAACTTGAAATTCCAAATCCCCACATTGTTCCATTTGATTTTATTGCCATTGTATGTACAGCACCACAGGCAATTCTAGTCCAAGTTGTATCGGATCCAACCTGAACAGGTGATGTTCTTTGAGTATAGTCACCAAGACCGAGTTGACCGTATCCGTTGTATCCCCAAGCCCAAAGCGATCCAGTTGTTTTCAGTGCAATTGTGTGCCTCTGACCATAAACTTTAGACCAATCTGTGCTAGATCCAACTTGGGTGGGGGTTGTTCTATCAGTAGTGTCCCCAACCCCGAGTTGACCATTTGAATTTCTGCCCCATGCCCATAGCGTACCTGTTGTCTTTACTGCAAGTGTACTTAAAGCAATTGACCCAACATATTCCCAATTTACATCAGATCCCAGTTGTGTGGGTGATGTTCTCTGTGTGGTGTCACCAAGACCTAATCGATATAAGGTATTAAGTCCCCAACCATATAATTTTTTATTTACTACTGCACTTCCCCTAATGAAAGAAAAAATGCCAGCTTTAAAACTTGGAATTATCATGCCGTTAATCCACCAGCGATATTTACTAAATTTGTAGCATATTCAATTATACTTACTGCTGAATATTGTCCTGCCATGAGAGTTTTACCAGCAAATGTATTCAGAGTCACACCAGATGCAGCACTAAATCCTACTGGTCCTGTTCCCAATTGTATCACAGAACAATTGAATCCGATAGGTAATCCTGTTGGAATTTCAAATTTTTGTAGAGATGCATTTGAACTTGTAATAATTTTACCATCATCTCCGACGAGCAAAGTATATGTGGTTCCAGTCAATGTTTTAATTGCGTTTGATGTGACTCTGTAACCACCTTCAGCACTCATATAAGTTCCACCAGTGATTCCTCCACTAGCAGATATACCAGAAGAACTTCTTATCAATCCACTGAATGTTGCCCCAGAAATTGTAGTTGGAACGGTTATTGCACTTGAACTAAATGAAATCATATTGGAACCAGTGCTACTGATTCCATTATAAAATGTTAAGGTTCCATCTGTTTGATTTATAAAAGTATTTAAATTTGCAGTTGTACTATTTCCAAGTTTAATAGCACCACTTCTTGCTTGACCTGCTGTTGATACTTTTAATGCACCAGTGGAGGAATGCTGAACAAAAAGTGGATCTATATTTGCAGTCGAATTTGTAATATAAACAGTTGCGGCGCTGAATGATGAACCAGCGGAGGCAGAAATACCCTGACTAAATTGCTGAAGAGTAGAAAAAGGAGTTGTTCCTGTATATGTTGCAACTCCAATTATAGAACCAGTTTCACCATTTACAGAAGATACTGCTTCAACTGCGCCAACAAAACCGTTTATTGAATTGACGATATTCGGCGCGTTGATATTTGCAGCAAATGTTACACCTTCATAAAAAATAGATGGAGAATAAACAGAAACTAATCCACCACCATCAGATTCTTCATTGTGGATATGAATATATTTGTTCGAATAATAATATTCAAAATCCCCAAGATACAAGTCTGAATTGTTGATTGTACTGGAAGTCGGAACTCCACCGTCATTAATGTATAAGTATACTCCAGCAATTTGGTTCGTAGCATTTATGTCATTTGTATAAACGGTGTTCGTAGTGGTAAATGTATTTGCGCTTATGTCTGACCCAGAAGAAATATTGCCATTCACATGTAATGTGTCATTAAATGTTACCCCACCAGTAACATTTAGTCCAGAAGAGAATGTTTGTAAAGCTGTAAATGTATTTGTTTTATTTGTAAGAGCAAAAGTAGAATCATAAGAAACTCCTAATGCATTATATGTGACTCCACCCCCAGCTAATGGAGAAATAGTATTATTATCAACATAATAATTTGCAGATAATCCAGGTTCATATTGTAGTCCAAAAAATGCTATATTTGATCCAGATGCTCCAGTATAATTAATTGTTCGTTCTAAACTAAATCTATAAAGAGGAAGATTAATACCATTTTTAACAAAAATTCTAGTCCATTCAGTATATGTCAATCCACTGACAGAAAGACTTACTGTTCCATTTCCTGATATAGTTCCAGTTCCACCAATAATTTCCGCGTAAAAGGTAGATCCAGGCCCAACAGGAATATATCCCTCTGTACCAACACCAAAGGAAGAACTAGTAAAAGTAGATCCTTCTATTGCCCGTATATAAAAACTAACAGAACCAATTGGAGAAACTATATTTGAAAAATTTTGCCCTAAACTTGATGTACTATTAATTACATTTCTGGTTAAAGTCCATGCATTATTTGTAACTCCAAATGGATCTGTAATATTTTTTGATAATGTTAATCCACTGAAAGTCCAAGGAGATTCGTTTATATAATTACTTTTTGCTGCGTAATTAACTAATCCATCATTGAACTTTGTAGCATAAAGATAAATATCATCTCTATATAATGCTGGCAGTTCTGCAATTTGACCAGTCATTCCCAACACAGAAGTAACTACATTTTGTTGGTCGTAAAGAGTTACTACACCTTCTACCGCATTGCCAATGAATATCTTCTTATCGGTAATGTTTATTGCTACTTCACCGAGAGATAACCCAGCGGGAGCTAATCCAGAGGTTAGAGAATTCTTAATCTTAATTTTAGCCATATCACGTTCACTTGCTCTTCTTAGTATTTAGTTGTACTTTAAGAGCGTCATATTCTTCCTTAAGCGTAATCAATTCCTTGGCCTTGAAGTCAAGAGCCGTTTGCATCTGTACTAATGTTGAATTAAGAATACGTATCTCTTCATTTTTATCTACAACTTCCTTATCACATGATGATTTCAGAGATCTATATTCAGCCAGTGCGCTGTCCTTGATGCTAATTTCTCTTGATAGCTGTGATTGTAGTTGATCGACTTTTTGTGAAAACTCATTCTTTTCTTGAATGATCTTTGATCTATCATCCATACAGGTTTTAAATTCCTGATTGATATGATTGATCTGAAGATCTTTTCTTTCCAAGTCCAGTTTCAGATTATCAATCTGCTCAAACTCAGCCTGAAATGCACTTGCAGAATCTTTACCTCTATTCTGCTCAACTAATAATTTTGCTTCAAGTACCAGATTTAAAGATAATAGATCCTTACATTTCTTTTCAAGAAATGGTAGAATTACCTTTTCGTTATAATTCACTTCTTCCATAATAAACCTCCATTATTTTATGTGTAAGTTCCACCGTCTACTACACCGATTTCTACAGTTCCCGAACCGTTGTTTGTAAATTCATTTGTTGTGAATGCAAATGTACCAAAATCTATACCAGTGTTTACTTTCTGTAAGTTGATACCAACACCAGCAGTTTCTGTACCAGAGTTGGTTATTACTAACCCAGCACTCGTTGTTGCTACTGTAGCGACATAATTACCAGTAGTGTCTGTACCGAGGGCAACCGAGTTAGCAGCGATTGTTGCAGTAATATTGACATCGGCAGAACCGTTAAAGGAAACGCTACCAGAGACATCACCCGTAAGACCTATTGTTCTCGCAGTTTGTAGGGTGCTTGCGGTTAAAGCATTACCAGTTAGAGTAGCAGTAATTGTGCCAGCACTAAAGTTACCAGAAGCATCTCTTGCTACTATTTGTGATACGCTATTTGCAGATGTAGCACCAGAAGTAATTACATACGAAGTACCCTCACCAGCCGAACCAGAGATGGTAAGACCAATACCAGATACGCTTACATCGGCAGCGTAATTTCCTGTGGTGTCTGTACCGAGTGCAACCGAATTGGCGGCGATTGTTGCAACACCATTGGAGGCAATGGTGATATCTCCACCAGTTATCTTGGCAAATATATAATCCGAAATTGTTGAAGCTGTTGCTTTTCTATTTGTTTCAGTAGCACCATCATCAACGATGAAAAGGTCGGTATCAGTAAGCGCAGATCCAATATCAGTGGCACCATTAATATCAAGAGCGGTGAGGGCAACTTTATTTAATGTAGCAATTTGTGCAAGTTTTGTATCTACGATTCCAGCAGCAGCATTGATATCACCATTGACGATTGTACCGTCAGCAATCATGGTTGATGTAACGGTTTGAGAGTCACCTGTAGTGATTATGGTTCCAGATACATTTGGAAGAGTATATGTTCTAGATCCCGTTAGAGCAGCAAGAGTTAATCCACCGATATTTGTTCCGTCTGTAGTAAGATATAGTGATTTGAACTGAGCATCGCCTGCATTACCAGAAGTTACGGTGTCACTTACAATCGTGGCAACTGGAACGAAGGTGAATTTAGATGCACTTGCATCAAAACCCATGAACCCTGTTCTACCAACAGAACCATCAAAATATGTGAACGCTATACCGCGATCTTTGCCACCATCTGTAACTGTGATTGGAACACCACCAGATGTACCAAGCAACATAATTGGATCATCTACCGTTGTAACATCACTGTTAACGGTTGTAGTAGTTCCATTGATTGTAAGATTTCCAGTAACTGTTAGATTGTTTCCAACGTTTAGGTTATTGCTAACAGTTACATCATTTGGAAGACCAACAGTTACAGTTCCAGTACCAGAGACTTCAATTTCATTGGTGGTTCCAAGAATTGAAACTACACCCGTGTTTCCGATGGTTAATGTATCTGTTCCAGCATTCGTGGTGAGAGTAATACCAGTACCAGCTGCGAATGTAAGTATATCACTGGAAGAATCTGCTGTAAGACCAGGCTGACCAACAACTCCTATTTGATTAAATTGATTTGTACCCGACGCAGATACAGCAGTATCGACGTATTGTTTGACGGCATTTTGCGTAGGTATCTTATTATCACTTGTGCCGAGATTAATATTTGTATCTACTTCGGCACCTATTCTAACAGATGTACCAACATTGTTTGTCACATAAAATGATGTTATACCCTGTACGAATGCCAATTCACCAAATGTAAGACCAGCTGGTGGATTGGGTGTGAGTGTTCTCTTGACTTTGATTGTTGCCATGTTTGTATCCTATTAATATTCCCCGCCGTCTAAATATACCCCATCGACTAATTCTAAATCCGAATCACCAGTATATCCCTGGAATCCAGTTTTTGTTATGACTAGTCCGTCAACATTAAGTTGACCCAATATATTTATATTTCCAAGAACGTCAAGATTGCCTTGTATCGTTACATTCTCTGGAAGCCCAAACACAAAATTTGGGCAATTTTTTGTTATTTTTATTTCATTTTCGGTACCAGTTATGCCAATATCACCAGTACATCCACCAACTGATTGAATACCAAAAAAGTTACCTGGATCTCCCTTTTCACCCTGTGGACCAATAGGTCCAGTTGGACCCATCTTTCCCTCAAGACCAACTGGAGTAGCAGTCAGAACAACTGTATTTGTAGTATTTGGAATTATAGTTGTAAGATTACTCGGGGTAATCTTTATCTCAGATTCCTTAATTTGATTGATTACGAGTACTACCTTCTCGTTTGATGGCATTAGGATCTCGTTATTTCTCTTGGAACCTCAAATGTACCCTCTATGAGTCTGACTACTTCGCCAGCCGCATTCTTTATTTCCATATCATAAAAATGCTTGCCAGCTGGAACGTTTTCCATTGTAGTTGCATCGATTTTCATCAGAATGCCACCAGTTACTCCAGAGGAACCATCAATTCCAGTATTAAACGATATTCCACCAACACCAGCTATACCATATCCAGATAAAAATTCACCAGTTATTCCACCACCCGTTATCCCGTTTTGGGTCAAAAACAAAAGAATTCCATTGTCTTTGCTGGATCTTCTGACCTGTAAGGCTCCAGTATAATTTACCAAATTAATGCCAGTGGCTCCCTTATAGCCATACTGCATATGCAATTTAAAGGTTGCTCCTTGCTCTGCGTAGATGTCGTATCGTGCCGCTGACATATTTTCTCCTATATTATTTAGGATATACTTATTCTTTCTGGTAACGCTAATCTAAGAGTATAATATGTACTTTGAGCTTCAATCCTATTGATCACCCCAGAACTATATTCTGGTAGATTTAGAAAAAAATATGCACTGCTGAATATAATATCGTCTACCATACTACACCTGTGTCAGTAATGCTCTTACTGTAATATTATTTGGTAATGTATCCGCTGTATATCTTATGTAATTTCCTATAGCATCTGCCGAAGAACTCCAGTTTGCCCATGTCACACCAGAATTTGAAGAATATTCCCAGTCACCAGAACCAGAAATATTTACTGTATCGTCAAGAACCAAGAACTCCGTGGCGGCATTATAAAGACGAAGTTGAAGGTCTGGAATGCCACCAGATAATCCCCATGTCTGAACTTGCTTCCATGCAAATTGTCTGCTTGCTGCTGATGAATATGTAAGCGATGGTTGGTAGTGTGAGTCTTGCGAACCATCTTCATAAAGACAAGCAATGGAATATATTCGTGTTGGAACGCAGATTTCACCCATGACATCGAAAGCAATCTTGAACTGGATGTAGTTTCCAACAGAAGCGGATGTCAGATCAGCACCAACACCAACTTCAGTCCAAGCTCCGCTATTGTCATCTATACCGCTTGTGCGATACCACAACTTGTATGATTCAACAGGGAATCCGAGTCCATAATCTCCTGCATACTCTTGATGGTCTAGATAAACATGATATAGTTTTGTTGCGTTCGTAGTCGCCAACTTCGGCGTGATGATGTGTTGGTTCGTCGTGCTGTTGTAGTAGGCGTCCGCAGCGAACGGAAAGATGTAAAGCCAATTGCTCGTACCCGTTGAAACTGCAAACATCCAACCATCTTCCGTCCAAATGTGCAAAGTTCCGCTTGGGAACAGACCGTCACTAGCGCCCGATGGAGTTCCTCCTGCCTTCACACGATTCAGTTGCGCTCCGATGTACTTCTCGAACTGATTGTTCGATGAGTTGTATGGAGTGACATAGGTTCCGAACCGAGCGGCGGTGTTTGTTACGAACAGCCTGTCAATCGTCGCAGAATAATCAACCTGCGACATACTGCTCAATGCGGAGTATACGGTTGTACCCCCAGGCGGATTCTCTGACATCGAATCGCTAGCCCAACTCAATGCTCCCGAGGTGAGGTTGGCAACAGGCGCACGAAACACCTTTGTCGTTGTGCAGAAGAAGAGGCTCTTCACTCCTGCAACACCCGCACCCCCGTGGTTCGGGGTGAAGATTCTTCCGCTGTTCAACTGCGATACAGTTCCTGTGATCGCATATGGGGCGGTCTTGAATACGAATGCGCTTGGACTCGTTCCCGATGCGGGTCCGCCTGTCAATGCACCGACCGTCAATGCCGCACGGAGATTGTATTTCGTAACCGTGACTGCTAAGGTTGTCGAGGTTGCATTGACTAGGTAGATGGGATGATCCGTTTTACTAACCTCGTCATCCAAGGCAAGCGTTGCAGCGAGCTTGGAACTTCCGCTATGCACGGTGTGTGTTCCCGATCCCGCTGCCGTAATACTAGCGATTGCTCCATTGTAAGATGTGGAAACGGAGAACTGATTCGCCCCAAGATTGGTGCTGATGACATAGTACGCCGTGTTGGCGGAAAGACCCGTTGGAAGAGTGGTCGTGGTCGTGAAGTACACGACATCGCCAACGCCAAGACCATGACTGCTGCAAGAAAGGATGTTCGTAGTGCTGTAGGTGACGGTGGCGGTAGCAGCACCCGCAACGGCAGCATCGGTCAGTAGGTAGACCGCACGGATGTTGTCAACCGTGGTCGCCTCGTTTATCGTTGTAGGAGTTGTACCAAATACGCCTGGATGGAGTCCCTTGACAAGATGAACGCCACCATTTATCAAGGTCGCATTCGTCGTTGCATATGCAAGTCGCAGTTCCTCAATCACATAAGATGTACTACCCGAGAGCGTGACGGGTGAGTTGATGACGAGTTCGGTGTTGCTGTTGATGGCGGTGATCTCGTACCAAGTGGTCACTTGGGTCGCATCTGTTGTTCCGAATCCGATCCTCGCACCGACAGCGATTCTCTCGCTCTGAAAACCACTTCCCGATCCCGTGATCGTGGTGGATGACCCACTTGTAGATACCGTTCCCGTTGTGTGGCGGTACAGGAGCGCACGGAGGCTTCTCGTGGTCTTGTTTCCTGCGACCGTGGTTCCTGCTGCGGTGATATATCCATTGTATGTGATGGTCGAAGTCGTTGAGTCGAACTGAAACATCGCTACGAATCTAGTCACCACATTTGTTGTTGCCGTTGACAAGAAGATCCAGTAGATGTTGTCCGACCACTTGACGACATGAGGCATCTGATGGGGTGTCGATGCGACGAGATCGGTGATGTTTGCAATGGCTGCGGGTTTCGTAGAGACGAACTTGTCTTCGATGGTCGCACCCGTTGCCTGACGAAGCAAGGATGCGATCATGGTTTTGTTGGAATCATATGTTCCACCAAGAGATTCAGTCGTTCCTATGAAGTGATGATCTACTGCTACTTTCACGATGTTCTCCGTATCTTAATAAACAAACCTACACTCTTAATTCCAGTATTACTATTTATTACAAAATCAATAATGTCTCCAGCAGATAATCCAGCCCAAGCAGTTATTCCTGTGTTTGAGTTTTTCATCTGCGATATCAATTCTGGATTATCTGTACCAACAATTGATGTGGTTGTTGGATAAGAAGCAAACGAAGATTTTTTTACATCAAATTCAATTGATCCAGTTTGTCCTGCCAAGACATACCACTCTATTGGTTGACAATCGTATGCAATTTGTTTATATCCTTTATTTCCAGTGGATATATCATCTGGTGTTGCATCTATGAAAAGAGTGATGTTATCTTCAGTTGGACCTGTTGGGCCAGTTACACCAGATGGTCCAATTGCCCCAGTGGGGCCAGTGGCTCCTGTAGCACCAACACCACCACTTATTGTAACAGCACCAGTCTGACCATTTACAGATATCACATAAGAGCTTGCTGTGTTTAGAAGAGTTCCAGTTGTCGCTGGAAGAGTATGGATAGTATCTGATGCAGCACTTGCATTTGCGCGGATGTCCGAGTTGTACGGATTGACCAGTGCATCTGTACCAACAATCCTAACAACTGCACTTTCTCCACCAACTCCAGCACCACTTCGTTGTACTGTGATTCGACCAGCAGTGGATGAGAATGTTGCTCCACGAATTGGAACATTGAAGTTAGCATCAACTGAGTTCAATGTCATCAATTGGGGAGCAGCAGGACCAGTTCCGTTGATGACATAGAAGGTTCCCGTGGAAGTATAGAGAAGATAGTTATATTGTGTTGTGCTGCTTCTGCCAAAAAGAATTCCACCAATAGAAGAAGGACCACCACCAATACTACGTGCTACTCGTAAACCAATACCATCTGTCGATGCAATGGCATCTATAGTATTGGTAGTTGAAGATGCGTAGATGGTACTGAATGTCGCTCCACCAGAAACTTGAAGGTTTGCTGTTGTGATTCCAGCACTCATCACCTGTCGAACAGAGAATGTATTTCCTTCATTTATTCTTGCAACATTCGTTATCGCACCAGTTGACCCATTAATGGATACAACATAATCTCCAACTAAACCACTTCCACTTGTTACTCCAGCTGGACCTATTGGACCTGTTGGACCTGTTGGACCTGTTGCTCCAAGATAACCAGTGGAAGTTGAAACTCTATCCCACGCGGAGCCATTCCACATCCATGTTATTTTTCCAAACACATAGATCTGATTAGTAGAGGGATTGTTAGGAAAGTTTATGGACATTAGACTAGTTCAAACCATGAGAGATCGCAATAAGCATTCAATCCGTCTTCAGTTGGTGTTAGTGTTAGAACAAATGTGTCCGACACACCTTTTTGAGTTCTTCCAAGTTGAAAGTTAAAATCATTTACATTCGAAACATCAAGTGATCCGCTGCTGCTGATGTATCCTCCGATGATATCGGTTCCACCAGTTATAGCGGTTGCTGTTATATTGTAATCGACATTTCCATTGAAATGCGTTGACCACGTTCCTCCAGTTAGAGTTGGATTCAAAAGTATTCTATATTGGACTGTGACTGGCTTGTTGTTTGTTCCTGGTTCAAGAACAACGCTTATGTTTGATGGAATTATCACCGAATCAAGACGATTTGAATTCAACCTGATTGCCATCATAGGATACTGAACATCCTGAGTTGTTAATGTAGTTGGATTCGAACCATTCTTGGCGATGTTGTATCTTCTACTGAATCCTTCGTATCCACCTTCACTCATGACCGTGGTGCATATTTGGTGCAATGTACTTCCACTTGCCTGTGCTGTCAAATTTTCAAGTTCATATCTACATGGAAGAACTGCCGTGGTCATGTATGTCGTTGGATGCATATTGTCATTGTGGAATGTGTGTGCCACAACTGGTTTTCCATCAACAAAGAATCCTGAGCGAACATCACCAACGCCGAGCCATTCTATGTCTGACCAGAAAATGTTTCCCTTCGTTACATCAATTGTTCTGCCTGATGCACCAGCTCCATCGAACACATCTCCATTCCAAGATGTTTGCTCCACTTTGGTGATGGTATTCAATGACTGACTCGCAAGACATATGGATAGGGTTAGCCCATCCTGCTGCAAGTAGACTCCATTAGCAGGAGTTCCGAACGTCGCTCCACCAGATATTCCAAAGTATCCAACCCTCTGTAGCAATCCGTCCTTTGGTTCGTTCATTACGAATGTGTTGATCACCAACAGGGACTTTCCTGGCTGATATGCAAATACGCGCTTAGTCTCTCTAGTGACTTTGCTACCCGCAGTTATTCCCACCATCATATGAATTACGCTCTCACTCAACGAAAATGATGCAGTTCCACCAGTGACACCAAAGGTATCCCACTTGTCATTCGCCTGATATCTGTGCTGTGAATCAAACAGAGTGAACGGTTGAGAAACCTTGAGGCGATTGAAGCCATCCACTGCATTTGGAACAAAGCCAACCTGATTATTGAAAAGATAACTCATATGATTCTCCATCCATTCCTGTAGATAATCTGCAATGCTCCATTGTTTATATTAATGATAGCACTGCTATGACTGTCTATCATTTGGCCAGATGAACCCTGTATAGTGATCTGTCGATGAACTCCGTCTCCTGCATGACCAGATTCATCTTTTATTACCATTTCTTTACCCATGACATTATTCACTGGAAGAACAACAGTGACAGGACCAGGATAACTTACTCCGATATAATAATCATTTCCCGATGCATAATATGTAGCACCAGTAACACCAAATGTATTATAAATTGCATTAAGTGTTCCTGTTCCAATAAAATCAACCCAAATAATTCCAGAATCATCTGTGACAGCATGATACAATACACCAACATCAGTATCAAACCACATGTCCCCAGCGATCATTCCTGTCGGTGCTTCATCCTGCTCATAAAAATGAACTGTTGTGGATTCGCCAAGATCCAGTTTTTTCCATGCATAGCCAATATATTCCCACGTGACATCACCAAAGGAATAGGTGACACCAATCGAAGCTACTGACGGAAAATTAAATGGCATATCGATTATTTATCTAAGAAAAAAGGCTCCTTTCGGAGCCTCTTTTATTTACGTTGTTTGAACTTTTTCTTCTTCTTTTCCTGCTTTTCCTCTACTGGTTTTTGCGGCTGAGGTGCATTTTGATACATCTGCTGCATCTGAGCCAGTATTCTCTCGTACTGCTCCAGATTTGCCTGTATTCTTCCAACCTCCGACTGTGGAACTCTGTTCTCGCTGAGAAGCTTCTTACAGGCCATGTGGCCTATAATTGGCTGACCAGCATAATAGGCCGTAGCAGCGATCTCATCCAGGATTCCAAACTTGTAGATGATATCTGGAACGAATAGAATATCATTCGCTGGGAATGGAATCTCAGCAGCCATCTTGGCAAACAGGTATCCGAGTGCTGGTTTGTTGAACTTGGTTCTGTAGATTTGGGCTATATGGAACAATGGTTCGGCTCGAATTGGCCGTATATTGAATGCATCAAGAAAAGCCTGCTGGATATCTTCCCATGACTTGTTTTGCATTGCCATGGTGATTGCCACTCTGTATTGTGAGTAGTAGACTTCCTCTTCCCAACCACCCATCGTGACGCGCTTTTTATATGCCTCTTCTGCCTTTTCCCATTGCTGGGAATCGAAGTACGATTGAGCAAGATAGAATTGGTATCTTGAATTTGCTGGCTCAGACTCCAGAGCCTTCTCAAGAACATCAGCATCCTTCTTATATTTCTCAGTTGGTGTGATTCCAACGTTTCTAGCACCTTCGGTTCTTGCCACAACACGGTAGTCTCCCATGAGCCTGCCAAGGTTTGGTTGTGGCTTCTCGCACATGGCGTATTCGTGAAGAACACCAACATACTTCCAGTTGGACTCAAGTTTGAAGATCTGTGATCTCCACCATGAGAATTCCTCCCTACCCATTCTAACAACATATCCATCGACATTGAGATCTGGTTTGAAATCTAGTGATCCGACAAGATAATCGTCGGCATCGATCATGAATGCATAGTGAGCCTTACCCTTGCATAGGTCAAGTGCCTCTGTTCTATTGTGTCCGAATGATACCCATGGTCTGTCGTGAATTTCACCTGGGATATTCTTTTCCTTGAAGAAATTGGTGATTATTTCCTTGGTGTTATCAGTTGATCCAGTATCAACGATTACCCAGTAGTCAATTTCTTTCCAAATTGAGTTTAAGCATTCGTGGATGATATGTGACTCATTCTTCACGATCATTGACAGACATAATTTATGCATTATATAAATCCTTTATAATTTTACTGAAAAGAAGATCCTATTTGGCTATGCCGCTATCATGCACATGAAGCATAAAATCTCTGCGTCCAAGTCCAAAATCATGGTCTACCATCATATTTATAAGCGCATCTATATCAACCTTTGGCTCCCAACCAAGTTTTTCCTTTGCTTTTGTTGGATCACCAAGAAGTTGATCAACCTCAGCTGGTCTATAATATTTCTCATCTATCTCAACATAATTTTTATAATCCATATTATATCTTGCAAATGCTTTTTCACAGAATTCTCTAACTGAAATCATTTTGCCAGTGGCCACAACATAATCATCTGGTTGTTCCTGTTGAAGCATCATCCACATGGCTTCGACATAATCACCAGCAAATCCCCAATCTCTCATTGCATCTAGATTTCCAAGGTACAGTTTTTTCTGAAGTCCTTGGTAGATTCTGCCAACCGCACGTGTAATCTTACGAGTAACAAATGTCTCTCCTCTTCTAGGGGATTCATGGTTGAATAGTATTCCACATGAAGCATGAATATTGTAAGACTCTCTGTAGTTTACAGTAAGATAGTGTGCATATACTTTAGCACATCCATATGGTGATCTTGGATAGAATGGTGTAGTTTCCTTCTGCGGAACTTCCTGAACCTTACCAAACATCTCACTGGATGAAGCCTGATAGTATCGTATCTTCTTTCCTGTGGTGTGCTCATATGAACGAATTGCTTCTAGAACATTCAAAGTTCCCATACCAACAGTCTCACCAGTATATACAGGAGAATCAAATGAAACTCTAACATGGCTCTGTGCTCCAAGATTATAGATCTCATCTGGATGATGCTTGTTTATTAGCTTTTCTATTGTCGTATAATCAGTAAGATCGCCATAATGTAAAAATAAAGTTTTATTATACACTTCTGGATTTTGAATATGGTGCTCTAATCTACCTGTATTAAAAGAAGAAGATCTTCTAATAATTCCGTGAACTTCATATTCCTTCGACAGTAGAAAATCAGTAAGATATGATCCGTCCTGACCAGATATTCCCGTTATAATTGCTATTTTTTTCATAAATATTATTTTCTCACATTATCGTAGTTATTAACGAAATATTCAATAGTTTCTGTTAAGCCAGTTTCTATCTCTGTAAATTTAAAATTATAAAAATATTCTTTAAATAAAGTATTATCTGTATTCTTTTTTAAAATACCTTCTGGTTTATTAGAATCAAAAATAACTTTTCCATTAAATTTTAAAATTTTAATTATATAATAAACAATTTGTTCAATAGAATATATTTTTCCATCTGATATCAACATCAAATCTGGTATTTCATGTTTTTTGTCTATGTGAATATGTTTTAATATTTTGGCCATGTCATTTGCATATAAAAATTCACGCTCGGCTTTACCAGAACCCCATACTATAAAATCAGTGTTTGTTTGTTTTGCCAAATAACATTTGTGTATTAAACTTGGTATCACATGTCCATTATCTATATTATAGTTATCATTTTTCCCATACATATTGCATGGAATAATTGATCTAGTTTTTATCGAATATTGTTGATTCAAACATCTATTTCCAACCTCCAACATTCTTTTTGCATATGCATATCCATAATTAGTTGAATGCGGCTCTCCTTGATGGATATAATTTTCTACCAATGGCAAATTAGCTTTATGTGGAAAAATACACGTAGAAAGAAAAAATGTACTGTTATTTAATTTAAATTCTTTACATGCTTTTAATATATTTAAATTTATTTCTAAATTATCATTAAAAAAATCAAAGATGTATTTTGTGTTTGCATTTACACCACCAACTTTACCAGCAGCATGAATAATTTCCGTTATATTATTTGTTAATATATAATTAGATAATTTTTCATAATTTAATAAATTTAATTCATTTTTACTTGGTTTGTGTCCAAACTCAATAGCTTCACCAAGCAATCCACCACCACCAGTTATTAATATACTCATTTACTTAATTCCAATAATATTTTTTGCCACTCTATTGTTTTAATTAATCCCTGTTCAAAATCTATAAACTTTAAGGGGGGAGAAGAAAATTCATTCATATATTTTATATTACTTATATTCATAGCTTTAGGATTACCTATAGCTCCAATAGAATTATTTTTAGGCACAGAAACTGGTTTATTTAGTAAATATCCTATTTTATTTGCTAATTCTAATATACTAAATTCATGAATACCACAAACATTATATACATCATCTTTGGAATTCAACATGATATTGAATAACATCTCTACTACATCTGTAATATAACAAAAAATTCGTCTAGCAGATCCATCATCAATTAATGTTATTGTATCCTCAAGTAATGCTTTTTCAATTAAACTATTTAATACTCGTTTATCATTTACTCTAGTACCTGGACCATAAGCAGAACTTACTCTAGCTATTTTTATATCATGTCCTAATTCTTTGTAAGCATAACAAATAGCTTCTCCTGCCCCTTTTACTTTCAATATAACAAGCTCTTGGATGATTTGTATTTGTATTACCAATTAAATTTTCAGTTATTCCTTCTACTGTCAATCCACTATATAATTCGCTAGTGCTAATAAACAAAAAAGTTCCATCTTTTTTCAATTTATTGAGAAGTTTAATTGTGGAAGATGTATTCAATTCTATTGTTGTTATTTTATCTTTTAAAAATTTAGATGGTTGTGCATATCCAGCTGCGTGTATTATAAAATCAAATTCATGTAAATTTTTTATTATAGAACTATCAGTAATATCACCATTAATTATATTACAGGTTTTAAAAAATTCCTTTGCGTTTATATCTAATTCAGATTTAATCCAACAATATATGTTAATATTATATTGTTTTTGAATTTGTTTTAGACAAGAAACCAAATGAATTCCAATTAACCCAGATGCTCCAGTTATCAAAATAGATTTATTTTTTAATTTAATAAAATCTATATGTGATATAGTCTCCAAAGAATCATTTTCAATTATGCTATACATTGTTTAAATCTTTCAGTTAAGGCTTCAGTATTTAACATGAGGTTATTATCATGTTCTTTTCTATTTCCATAGTTTATTAAAAATTTTCTAGGAATTCCAATATTAAATAATTTATATTTTTTACCTTTGAGAGCAAAATTTATTATATGATTTGTTGTTCCCTCATAAAATGGTTCACAAATAATTAATGTATCATTAAAATTATCGATTAATGTTTTTTCATCAAACGGTATTATAGTTGAATAATATATTATAGTAACATTCATATCCTTTGCTGCATCATATGTCGATTGAAGCATTGGTCCATAACAAATTATGGTGGCATCTGATCCTTTTTTAATGATATTTGCTTTACCATATTGAATATTTATTTGTAATGTATGTTGATCTTCACTTATTCTTGTATATGTTGGATTCTCATTATTATAAGTAGATTTTAACAGTACATCTAATTCATGGGAATTTCCAGGCAATAATATTTCCATGCCTGGAATACCACTCATTAATAATATATCAGCTGGACAATGATGTGTACATCCAAGTGCTGCATAGTCATATGATGCACCAACACTAATAAAATTACCACGCAATTTTTGATATCCAAAATCTATTTTTAATTGCTCATATGCTCTCTCAACTAAGAATGGAGCTATAGTATGAACAAAAGGTATCAATCCACTTTTTGACATACCAGCAGCGACACCAATCATTGTTTGTTCCAGAATACCTATATTGTAGATTCTATCTGGTATATTATTGAATTCATTTCTAAATGCAAATACTCCAATATCACCTAACAATAATGTTGTATTTTTATCATTATATAATATTGATTGCAAACTTTTAACAAATTGCTTTCTCATATCAAATCTTTCATGAGTTCATTATATTCATTTTCATTTGGAATTTTATGATGCCATTCTGGATTATTTTCCATCAAATGACAACCTTTTCCTTTTATTGTATTACATAAAATAAAAAGTGGTTTACTTGTTTTAAACAATATAGCCAACTTAATTTCTTCAGTATTATGGCCATTTATTTCCAATGTATCCCACCCAAAACTTTTAAATTTTGCTGTTATATCATTAATATTTAATGCTCTATCTGTAGAATGATTATTATCCATCAGACATATTAAGTTATTCATTTTATGATTTGCTGCCAATAATGCTGTTTCCCATATAGTTCCTTCATTAGCTTCACCATCGCCAATTAAAACATATACAATTCCATCATTATTTTTTATTTTTTTAGATAATGCCATACCAAATGCAATTGGCATACCATGTCCAAGTGATCCTGTAGATGCTTCAACATTATCAATAGAAATTGTTGGATGTCCACCTAAAACTGAATTAAATTTACAAAAAGAATTAATTTCAACAGTTAATAAATTAAAATGCTCAAGAATAGCATACAATCCTAAAGATGCATGGCCTTTAGATAATATGAAAATATCTTTTTTTGACATATTTTCATACATGCAATATAGAATATCCAAAACAGATAACGAACTTGGTATATGTCCTTCTTTGTTTAGATAGGATACTTCTATTATTTTTTTTATTATATTTTTCATGTTAAATATTATTTAATAAATTAACAAGTCTATCAATATCATTTTCAGTTATAAATTCATTATTTCCGACATATAATCCATTATCGTGGATAAAATTCGAAATAGTATCATTTCTAAAAGTATTAACACTTTTCATCATAGGATGTCTAAATAAATTTCCAGCTATAAGAGGTCTATTATCTATTTTATTGCTAGTTAATATTTCTATTATATTTTTTATGTTTTTATTTTTTGTTATAATTGGAAATGCAAATAAACTAACACCATCACTATTAAAATCAGAAATATATTTTTTTCTATTAATTTTATTTAAATAATATTTAAAATTTTTCTCTCTTATCGATATTGCTGTTTCCAATCTTTTCATTTGTTCTATTCCTAGAACAGCATGTAAATCTGTATTTCTAACATTATAACCAGAGCATAAAAATGTAAATCTTTCATCAATATCTAACACTTTTCTTTTTTGTTTTTCCAATTCTGGCAATTCTCTTAAAAGACCATGAGATCGTAATAATAAAAGATGATGATATAACTCTTCATCATCTGTACAAATCATACCACCTTCTATTGTTGTTATGTGGTGTCCATAAAAAAATGAAAATGTAGATGCTTTTCCAAATGTTCCCACTTTTTTATTTTTCCATGTGCTGCCATGAGATTCGCAACAATCTTCAAATAAAATTATATTATGTTTCTCACATAGATCTAATAAAATATCACTAACAGATGGAATTCCCAATAAATGGGTTAAAAAAATATATTTTATTTTATTATCTAAAATATATTTTTTTAGTTGTTCAATATTCGGTCCTAATGTAGAAAGATCTGTATCTGTTAAGTATACACCAGAAGAATCTTTTTTTAATTGTAATATAGGAGCCACATTTGTAGCCCATGTACAACTCTGCGCTAGCCAATTTCCATGGCCATATAAATCATGAGCTGCCTGCACAATTAATAAATTGGCAGATGATCCAGAATTTACAAATACACTATATTTACACCCCTGCCACTCTGACCATTTTTTTTCAAATTCTTTTACTTTTTCTCCATATGATAATTTTTTATTACTAAGAATAAATTCACACATTTTTTTACGATCATTCGAAGTTATCGCATCATCATGCATCAACTTCCATTCTAAGTTCTCAGTATTCATGTTTATTTTTTATATAACCAACTTGTATCTTCAAATAATGCATTTGGCATTTTATTATTAAAGCTATCAAGAACTGCTTTTCTTACAGTATCCCATGACCAATCATGTCCAGATATTATACCATTTTTTTTAACTTTTGGATACCATATTTTAATATCTTCTATAACAGAAGTGTATTGATGATTTCCATCGATATAGACAAAATCAACACTTTCATCTTCTATTTTATTTACATAATCAACACTAGAGCATTTATTTTTTATTATATTTTTATAATTTATTATAATTTTATCAAAAATTATCTCAGCTTCCTGCAACTCCAATGCTTGTCTATTTAAATCATATGTATTACCCTCTTCGGTATAACTTTGCCATGGATCAACTGCATTAATTTTACTATTAATAAAATTATTTGCTATTATTTGTGTGCTAGCACCACAATATGACCCAATTTCAACTATATTTAAATATTCACCAAGTTCTGTTTTAACAAAAGAACATAGATTATTTAATCCAGAAATACCACTACCTTGCCTCATATTTAATACTAAACTCATTTTGCTCCCTTATTTTTTAGACATGGAAAATTTTTACTTGTACCATTAAACAAACAATGTCCAACAGTCTCATCCCATAATAAGTAATTTGTATATTCGAATAAATCCTCAATAAAGGCTTTTTTTACGAAAAGATGTGGTGTAGATATTTTTGTGTGGTGTTTTGTTTGATCTGAATCACCAATACGAATATCTGTATTATGATTATGGTATAGTTTTATGGATTTACATGGATTTTTAACATAATAGTAATCTATGCTATTAAATGCAATTTTTCCATCTGCTCCTGGTATTCCAAAAAAATAAAAATCATACTTTTCTAACTCGCCTTTAAATTTTCCTAAAAATATCCAACAATCTTGAGATGTTCCATATGGATTGTTTGGATTGTGCAATAATCCATTATTTTCATGTCTAGTTATTGCATAAAATTCATCATGTTTTATAGTTAAAGAATAATTAATGGTATCATCAAAAATAATATCACTACATGCTAAAATATTTACATCATGATCAGAGGATTTATAGCTTATATATTGTAGAATCTCATTTAATTTTAATCTATTAGTTTCAACAAATATAGTATTTTTTATATTATTTATTTTTGGTATAGCATTTTTTTCATAAAATATTGTAATTTGATTAAATAAATTAGATTCTATATTTTTTTGAATGGCTTCCAATATCTCTAAATCTCTTTTTTCATCTGGACATTTCCAATATTCCAAATATAATTTTTTAAATTTAATCATAAAAACCAATTACCTTCTTCTTTAAATTTAGAAATTTTAGTATCAATTCCAATCATATGATTATTATGAATAATATATGCATGTTCTTTTCTATTTTGATTATAGTAAATATTTCCATTTGGAAAATAATCTTGGTTCAATAATGCAATATTATTTTTATATTTTGTTAAAGCTATATTATTTATTAAAATTTGATCATCTTCTATATCATTATTACCACATTCGTCTATTAATTCAGAACATTTAGTTGTATTATTGAAAACCATAAAACCAGAACATAGTAAACTTCCTGGAAGATCACATTGAAATAATATTCTATCATTATTACTTATTACCTCTTCTGGATTTTTTTTAAATACAATATCAGTATCTACCCAACATAATTCTTTATTATTTTTGTAAATTTTTTTGATCAATTTCCATTTATTTTTTACTATCTGTCTAAATCCACTGTATGGATCAAACGACCAGTTCTGGTATTCCATTATTTTTTGCTCATCGAATAAAAAACAATTTTTATAGTGTTTTAAATTTAAATATGATTCTGAATCCATACATGCAATATAAAAATTATCCACATTTATACCAACTCGGTGTGCTGATAATAGCATATTTTTACATATATCAGTACAACCAGAATTTAAAAATGTTAAATATTTCATTTTAATTCCACCACTTT